GATACCATGGCGAAGAAGGGGGCGAAAATGGCGGACGCTAACGCCAGAGCCAGCGCTTTATTAAAAAATAAGTTGATTAAAATAGAAATTAAGCGTTTAATGGACTTACGAAGTGAGAGGCTGGAAGTTACAGCCGATAAGGTTTTAGCTGAACTGGCTTCGTTAGCATTTATGAAATTTGCAGATTATGCCGAATACGATGATGAAGGTAATGTTATTTTAAAACCTAGCAGCGAAGTTGATACTCGCGGTATTAAGTCGATTAAGCGCCGTATCGTAAATTCAGGCGAGAACTGTACTACAGAAGCTTTTGAGTTTAAGCTTCACGATAAATTAAAGGCTCTGGAATTAACGATGCGGCACTTAGGCTTGCTGAAGGATAACCTGGTTAATGTTGGAAAAGTTGAAGTGAAAGTTAAACTGCCAAACGAACTGACAGAGGATATTATTAACTAATGCCCATACATTGCGATCTAACAGAATACTGTGCTACATCAAATGAGGTTTATTTACCCGCCCTTCATTGCAGGGACAGGTATCTCATAATGTATGGTGGTGCCGGTTCTGGTAAGAGTGAGGAAGTGGCAAGAAGATTTCTTCTCCGGATTCTGGTCGGGATGAAAAAGGGCATACGTCATAAAATTCTTGCATTACGAAAAACACAGCCTGCTGTAAAGCGTTCTGTGTTTTCTTTGTTTAATAAATACGTCGATCTCTGGAACCTGCGGGACATTGTTCACATCAACAGGAAAGACACCACGTTTACTTTTTCTAACGGCTCGGAGATTTTATGCAGCGGACTTGATGACCCTGAAAAGATTAAGTCAATCGAGGGTTTGACTTGTGCGTGGCTGGAAGAAGCTACAGAGTTTTCTGAAAATGATTTTAGAGAATTGGACAGGCGTGTTCGAGGGAAGTGCGGAACGTTTTTGCAGATAGTCCTTACGTTTAATCCTATCGAGGTCAAATGGCTTCAAGAAGAATTTTTCGGATTCAAGGAAGAATCGGACGGGACAGGGTTGTTTGATATTACTACATCTGCCGAGGGTAGGTACAACAGGTTCCAGAAGATTTCCAGAGTTGATGACAGGTTGGTTGCGGTAACAGGGACTTCACTTCTTACGACTTATCAGGATAATAAATTTATAGACGATAAGTACAAAGCTGTTCTTGAAGATTTAAAACGTAAAGATATTACAGCTTACAGGATTTATGCTTTGGGTCAGTGGGGTTCTCCAAAGGGTCTGGTCTACACAGAGAATTTAAACTGGTCTGTTTGCAGTACGTGGCCGAATAGAGGCTCTTTTGATAAACACGCTTTTGGTCTTGACTTTGGTTACAGTAACGACCCGACAGGTATTATCGAAATGGGTCTGATAGGTAATCAGATTTGGGAGAGGGAGCATATTTATAAAATGGGGTTGACTAATCAGGATATAGCGAGAGAATGTATTAAGCTTGGCATAACACGCAGGGATACTATAATCGCTGATTGTGCCGAACCTAAATCCATTGAGGAAATTCGCAGAACAGGTTTGAAAGTAATTCCTTGTCGTAAGGGGGCTGATTCTATTCGTAACGGTATCTCTTTGGTTAAGGATTATTCTGTTAACGTATATGGTGATTCCGAAAACTTAATAAAAGAAAAGAGAAATTACAAATGGCTCGAAAGTAAAGACGGTGAATACGAGAACGACCCTGTTGACGCTTGGAACCATTTGTTAGACCCGGAACGGTACGTAGCCGATTACTGGTTTTCTCATAAGAGTGCAGCATTTAGTTATAACTTGGGTAATAGATACCCTGCATAGGAGATTTGAAAATGGACATAGCTAAAAAAATTGATGCGAGAAAATATTCAAGAGCCGATTTGTGCGACCACGCTTTGAAATACTTCGGTGAAGTTATCAACCGGAAACTCCCTCTCGCTCATGTACGGAAATCTTTCACGATGCACCAAAAGACCTATCTGGCTGAAAAGGTGTTGCAGGAAGAAGGGAAGATTGCTGTAAACGAGCAGCGGAAGGAACTTGTCGGGAAAATGATCGAGAAGGAAGAAATTAAAATTCAGACCAAGATGCACTACCCGCACGAGATCAAAGGTGAAGAAGGTGAGACGCAGATGTACAGACCCTGCCCTGGTGGTATTTGTCTGGGCGACCCGCCTACCCGTCAAATTGTTGACGGCGAAACAAGAACGAAAAGTATGCCTAAGTTAAGTTAGGGATAACATGTTTGAAAAGAAAATAGATGTTAAAGAGCATCAGGTTAAGCAGATGGCTTTAGGTAAAAAGCTCAAAGCCGAACACGCTGCGGAACTTAAAGCTACGGAATCTAAATATGCCAACATCTTTGAGGCTATTCAGGTTACTAACGCTAATCTCATGTTGCGGTTGAATGACGACAGCAGTACTACCGGCAGTAACGAGTATCAGGATAGAGAGTCGCAAATCCAAGAGATAGCGGATATGTATCGTGCGAGTACGGATATAGGAAGCGATCTGGTCAAGCGGATTATAAATGTTTCTGCTGCTTTGAAGATACCTAATGGTCTTGATTTGGAAGTCGGTGAGGAAAACGCTCCTGAGCGCAAATACATCAAAGATTTTATTCAGAAGAATCAGCTTAACGAAGGTGTCGCTACCGAACTTAGCAAGGAAGCTGAAAAAGAAGGTCAGTGTCTTGTGCGGTTGCTCTGGGATAAGTCTGACAACATGGTTAAAATTTATTACATGCCTTGGCTCAAGTATCGGTATTATGTTCAGCCTGCTGGTATCAGTAATCTGACTTCCCCGTATTATGTGTGGTGGGATGCGGTAGAAGTTGCGAGCAAAGACGGGGAAGTTCCAGGGAAAACCATTCCCGCAGGGAGTCTTATCGATGATGAAATGGCTTTCGTGGCTTTCAACAAAATTATCAATGACGATGACACTATCGAAGGTTCGCCTTCTGTTGCTAATGTTCTTTCGAGGCTTGATGATGTCGGCAAGGATTTAATCTATTGGCGGAAGTCTAACAAACTCTACGCCCACCCGACACCTACTGTACAGATAGAGGACGCTGATGAAGCTGAGTCCCTACAGGGTAAGATTACAGCGTCAGGCTGGACGTTGGGACAAATGCTGGTTTCTTCTGGCGAGCTTAGTATGGTAGTTCCGCAGAATTTCCACGAGACAATCAAAGAAGCCATATTTATGAATTTGCAATTGGTTTCCGGTGCGACAGGTCTTGCTATCAGTTGGTTGGGTTTCCCCGACCTTATGAGTAACAGGGCTGTTGCTGATAGTCTTGGTGAGCCTCTTGAGATTGTAGCTGCTAACGATATAACTTCGTGGAAATCATTTTACGAACAGATGTTTGATAATGTCATAAAGATACGAAACGCAAATATGGGTGTAGGTGCGACACAATTAAAGACCGGTAAAGTTAAACCAAGACTGAAACCGATGAGTGATAGAATCTGGCAGCAACTAACTCGCTTCTGGATGCCTTCTGCTGAAAAGAGTCTTATATCCAAAGAAGGGTTCTGGGATAAAATACCAGGTTTTGACCCTGGCGAGGAAAAGACTCGAATGGAAAAGCAGGAGAAAGCGGCTGAAGCTAAAATTAAAGTGCAGCAGGAAGCTGCCGCGAAGTTAAGTCCGAATAACAGAGATGATATAGATCAGCCTGCTACCGGTAGTCGGCGGTTTAACAACGAACAGGGTTAATTTTTAGGGAGTATTATTGTGGAACATTTTTCTATCATAATGGGTTTGATTGGGGTGATGTACGCCGCTGTTATCGGCGTGTATGTGTGGACGTTTAAACTTTCGCAAAACACGTCAAAGCAAATGACGGAATCACAGGAGCGAACTGCGAGACAACTTGGTGAGATGTATAACACTATTAATAATCACTTGCAACATTCTTCTATTCACATGGAGAAAAATGAATTTGTATCTTTTGGTGTTTGTAAAGTAGTGCATGATAGTCTTAATGAAAAACTGTTGGAAATAAATACAAATGTGAAAGCTATTTTGGCGGCAGGATGAACATAGACCCGGAAAAATTTGTTGATGCTATGAATGATGGCTTCGAGTGCCGAAGGTGTGGTACGTGCTGCATAGTCTGGCGTATACCTGTAACAGATGATGATGTTGTTCGAGAGCCTCTGTTGAAAGAGTACGTCAAAGATGGGTTTATGGTAAAAGACAGTTTTAGCTCACCTTGCCCTTTCTACGATGTTGAAGAAGGTTGTATCATTCATAAAACACGACCACAGACTTGCAGGGATTTTAAGGCGTCTCCGGTTAAGTGCATGGCTGCTCGAATATCCACGTCTAATATCGATGTGGGTAAGACTGTAGAAGATTGGAAAGAGCAGGGGATTGATGAAGCAACGATATTGTCTCGTATTTTCAGTCAGTACATTACAATGTTGATGGAAGTTTTAAAAAAGAAGAACAGGATTATTGGCGGTACAACTTTGGAAGATGATCTGGAACGGGACTTTTTATTGAAAACGGTTAAGGAAAGGGCATTATGACTGTTAATGCTGTAAATGGAAAGCAGGGTTGGGTTAATCTGGAAACAGCAGATATTACAGAGTCCCCAAGCGCTCTTTACTTTACATTGGAAGAACGTCAACAGATCATTAAACTTGAAAATCAGATTCAGGATGTCAGGGCGCACACTTTTAATGAAGCTATTCACATCAACAAAGAGCTTCTTCTTAAAATTTTGAAAAACACTGAACACAGGAAAGACGATTCACTTCATGTAAGTGCTGAATTGAAAAAGAAATTAAAAGAGCATCTTGAGAAACTTCATGGTGATGGTCGCCGAGGTTTGCCTGGCCCTCCCGGTCCTGCGGGAATGGATGGTGCGA